AAGCTGTCCGTCATCGGAATTAAATACCCGCATATAAACTTGTGATAATTCCTCGTCGGTAAGCATCAATAACTTTTTAATCAAATCTTGGCGCATATCTTATATCCCACGCTTCAGGAAGTCTGTGAAATTTTTTGTAATTAATATTATGCTCTTTAAACATTGCCTTGCGGGCATCCAGCTTTCCCTCTTCATTCATCTTGATTAACTTGGCTAACCTTTGCAATACATCGGTATCTTCTTCACGCTTGATTAAACGGTTGTTCCAGTTGATAAAACTTCTCTGCATTAACTCTTCTTCATACAAACTAAAATTCTCCGGCTCATAAATTGACTTTAATACAAGCCTGACTAAATACGGCAAAGCAGCTACTTTACGGTTATAAACTTTGAATAATGTCATTTAGCAGGCGCTCCTGCCTCTGCCATAGTTTTATCTATATCCGCACCAACTTTGACGGTATCCGCACCCTGTTGCATTAAAGCCATCTGTTGCGCCATCATTGCCTGTTGCGCCCTTGCGTCCCTGATTGCTTTTACTTCCTCATCAGAACGCAGAATATCCGGGTTAATGCCCTTTATGCGGGATACAATATCCACAACCTTGTCTTCATTGATTTTATCAAGCACTTCTGGCTTGACTGAAGCTATTGCGCCGACATTGCCCAAGAAGCTCTCAATGGCGAACATCTCACTTTCTCTTTGAGCTTTAGCAAGAGGCGATATATACACAATATCCATTTCCTGGTCTTTAATCATATCCGGCGGCTCTGGTAATTCACCGCTTCGGTATAAAATATTGAATACCCGCACCAAGAGAGGGTCAAGCACTTCATCGGTAAATCTTCCGACAACAGGGCCTAACAAAACCATATTTTCAGCAATCCTGCGCTGGACTTCCGGCACGGTCATTTGTTTTGTAATATCCGATAATGCCCTGAATAACGGCACGAAGAAAGTTTCTTCAATAGCTCTCTTTTCCATATCCATTACTTCAAGGTTAATCGGGATATTGCCATTTGTGGGTATTGTTTGCAGGTCATCCTTGCTTGTGCTTTTGGGGTCTCTATAATTCAACGCCGAAGGATTAAGATTAAGAGGCAAGATAAACCCGCGTGAAGGAATTATTAACGGGGGGTCTGATTGTTTCATTGCGGCTCTTAACACTGTCCTTTTTTGTGCGTTTAATAATTTAATAGCGGCAAGCGCGTCCATAGCAGGAGAGAACCCGAATACATCGCTTGCGTCTTTATAGAACCTACCCACAACATAAGGAAAATCAAAGAACCCGCTTTCTTTTATCAGGTGCTTCTTTGACTTCTCAACCCAGCAGGAAACATAAGGCATATTAACCGCGTCATCTTTGTTGCTATCGCGATAATCTCTCGGGCCGACATAATGCAATATCTTGACTTCATCCTGCGGATTATCTTTTATTTTCTCTCTCACAACCTCACCCGCATTATTGCCCCATAAATCATACGCCTGTTGGACAGTCATTGTATAATTGCGATATAACCTGTTAACCCTGCCCTGTGAGTCCTCTTCAATGTTTATTCCATTAAGCGGGCATATCGTAAAGCGCACCTTGTCCTGGATATCATCAAGCGTAAGTATCGCCCCTGTGCCGAAACATCCTGCGTCAGTATAAAATTCCTGCATTGTGGTATCAAAATTAGATGAGTTAAGCACGCTAAACATCTTATTCTCAACTCTATTAAACCAAATACGGACTTCAGGAAACTCCATAAAATCTATATTGCGGGTCTGCATTGTGAACCACTTGGAAGCAGGATTGGTAAGGTTAGAATGAAAACCTGCGGACATAATCTTTAATGCCCGGAGTGCGGTAGTATCAAAAAGGAAATTTAATTTTAGCCTATCACCCTTATAGCGAATAGTAGTTTGATTGGCTTTGCGGGGGAGACAATAATCGGCAAGGTCTTGATGATAATTGCGCCAATTTGCATTTTGTCCGTCTAATGTTTCATTGCGCTTGCATAATTTCTCTATGTCTATCACCATATTTAAGCTCCTAAAAGTGTTTTCTTGGACAAATCTCCCATTCCAAGGTAAGACTCACCCGCAAGAGAAGTTTCACCGCCGGCTAATAATGTTGCTTTCCTTCTTTTTAGCAATGCCGCTTCTGCTGTGGCTGCGGCTTCAGCCGGAGCTGCTTCTGCCCTTGTCGCGGCATCGCGCAATGCAGCTTCTTGTCTTTCTGCGGACTCTTTTTGTGTTTTAGTTTGCTCTTGTGAGCTTACAATAGACATAGCCGTGCCTGCAAGAACTGATGCGCCAGCCGCAATAGCAAGGCCGCCCAATGTAGCAGAACCGCCAAGCGCTGTTCCTACTGCCGCAGCAAAAGGTATAAAAGGCATATTTATCTCCTTATTATCTGAAAAGTATCCATATCTTTATCCCACCAAGAAACTGATTTATAATCTTTTAATAACTCTTTGAAATAATCCTGTATCTTCAACGGCTCTCCTGAATTGCTTGCCCCGAAGAAATGGACATTATCCCCTTTTGATTTATTAAATTCCTCAAGCAACTCACGGCTCAAATAGTAATCCTTGTTATTTTTTATCCTCTCTAATTGCTCATCTGTTACTTCAAAGAACAATGCTACCGCGTCAATAAAACCGTTCCTGGTAAGAATTTTCATAGCTCTATATTAAAACTTCTTTTTAATTTACTTTTAACATAGGGACGGATTAAACTCTTTTTCCTTGGATTAGAATTAAGAATTTAAATTGCTTCTTTAGCAACTCTATGTTAAAAGAAAGCGCGCTTCAATATTCAACTTGCAAGAGTTATCCAAGTCGAGGCTGTCAGGTTATATCCGTCTTTTATCACGACAGTCGTCCTCTCTTTTATCACGCAGGATTGACTTCTGCTTATGTTTACGCCCTTCTGCGATTTTTTCATCTATGACAAACCAAAAGCCGGTAAGGGAGTATTTACTTGCCCTTGACCGAGCAATGCTTCATCTTCAGTAATGCCGTATTGCGGATTGATGTTTTCTTTATCGTGCTTATGGCTAAGGCAATCATCAATTTGTGATACAGCCATCATAAGCGCATCAGCTCTATCGGGAGATTTAACCCCTTCTTTACGCATTTCGTCTTTAGAGATTATCGCCCTTTGCCCGCTTGATTTATATTTGAACCTGATATTTAATAACTGCTCAAGTAATGCCGGGTCATTTAATAATTTAAGATGCCCGCGCTCTAACAATTCTTTAAGGTCAAAATATCCTTGTGAACGGGCATTTGAATATCTTTCAAATTTAGCTTTTACAGAACCGTCAAATGCTATAACTGGATGAGTTAACTCTGTGAGCCGGTCAATAACACCGCCGCCTATCCCGCCTTCATCCACAACAGTCAAATCTACATTAAAGCGCCTTTGCAAATCACAAATCTGCCCGGTAGTCCACATTGTGTCTTTGTTGCGTTTGGTGTCCTGATAAATATGCTCCCAAAATGTTACACCTTTTGTTTCAATGATAGAGAACACGGTCTCATCTTCACCAAAGCGGGCGACATCAACTCCGAGTATGCGCCTGACTAACCCGCCAGAACCTTTATAAAACTCTAACTTAGGAGCTGTATATACTAATTCTTCTGTCAAAAGAGCGTCATCTTCTTTTGGCAATGGCTCACCGAGCCAGATATGCTCATAATCTTCAGGAGATTTCGCCTGGCACTCTGCCGCTTCATGCTTCAATGCTTCTGGGCATTTTGGGTTATCGGTATAATTTATTTTTATATGCAGGCAATCAGCACGGCCTTGGCAAAATTGATATACAGGGTCATTCCTGACAAATCTGTTCATTGTAAAGAATATCTTGGCTTTCTCTTTACGGATTGTAGGAATAAGGGCATCTAATGTTTTCTTGGTAATGCCTTGCGCTTCATCTATCCATACAACATCAACGCCCTCCATCCCCTGTATATTGATTGCGCCTTGTTCCCTGAAACCGCGAAAATTAAAAGTAGTTTCATTGCCCCTGTGCGTAATCTTATTTGCCCCGACTTCAAAATATAATCTGTATTGGAATATAAGCTCGGAGATAAGAGTATAAACCGACTCTTGGATTGTATTCTGTATTTCCCTCCCGCACACAATACGGAGTTTTAATTTCTCGGCGCAATATAATAATAACCTGGCAACTGTATGTGATTTACCTCCGCCTCTGCCACCTTCTATGAGAAAGTAACGAAAATCATTTATTTTAGTAATTAACGGAATCAACTTAGGAGGTATTTCAGATAATATTTCAGGCACGGTAATTTCTAAAGTATTATCCAATATCAACCTCTAAAGATTTTTTGCCTAATTTTATTTCTGGCATTTGATTGAATTTAAGCTCGCCGGAAAGTTCAGTTTTGTCAATTACCTTGCCGTCAACGCGTTCAAGAATTTCTTTTATAGCTACATTATCGCCTTGTGAAGCATTAAGAATAAGCCGAAGCATAACAACATCTTTAACTACACCCTTAATGATTTTCTGTGTTTCGGGGTCTTCATATCGTATCTTTTTAGTAAGTAATTTCTTAAGAATAGGCGTAAGATATGGGCCATGATTGCCTTTATTGGGAGCATGAGGCCTATTAACCGGAAATCTTTTATCTATTGGGGGTAATTGTCTTGGCATTGCCTTATTTTTGCCTAAATATTAATTAAGTAACCTGCTTGTTACTAAGAAAACTCGGTCTCCCCACTTAAAACCTCCCTGTTACACATAATTAAGTAACAATCTGTTACACATTTGAGTTAATATGGGTAGTAGTGCTTATTGGGTTATAGGGGGGCTAAAGAAGCTCTTTAGCTTCATAGCTTATTGTTATTCTGTCCTTCTTGCCCCCTCACTAAAGCATATTTTGTCAAGTATTCTCATCAAAAACCATAAGATTATCATTATAAACTACTGGCATTATTCTATACCCAATCATTTTAGATCTATAAAATTGAGCTTGGATAATATCAGGCGAAACAATCGTAAGTTTCCCACCCATTCTGCCTGTGTTCATTTTTGGTAATTGTTTCTCTATCTCAGGGCATATTTTCTGGCATTTTGGGCGGTTTTCGCAGTTTTGGCAGTTTTTAGGCGATTTAAGCGATTTTTTCTGTTTATGGCTATCTCCACTTGACTTTGTTGATAAACCCGTTAAAAATGCCCTTTCCTGCGAAATTAGAGGCATATTTTACCCTCCTTGCCATTGTTGATAACCTTGTTAATAAAAAAGGCGCACCTCAAAGCTAAAAAGCTCTGAAATGCGCCTCAAGACTAACTTGTCGGCTAAATTACCCTAATTTCTCTCTTTTCTCTATTACTTCTCCCGCGCTAAACTTGCCCTGATGGACTTTTAACTCTACTGTAATCACCCCATATTCCATTTCCTCTGCCTTCTTCTCTAACTTTAAAAGTATCTCTTTATGCTTGTCATCGGGCATAAAACTATCCTTTTATTATTGCTTATATCACAATCGGTATATCGCTTATCTTTAAATTAATCTTGATTTTCTGCTGTTGCGCCTGGATAATCTTGCCTATCAACTCCTCTCTCTCTTTGAGCCAGTCATCCTT